GGGTGAAACTCCTTATGATATTACTTATAACCAGTACCGACTTGGATTAAATATTAGAACTCGTTTTGATGTTGCTCAGCCAATTTCTTCATCTGTTACTGATTACAATGCTCCACCTGGAGTTAAACAAGCCATCATAACATTTGGTAACTACATAATTATATTTGTGGCTGGAACAGCATGGTACAGATTAAATACTGACACTCACTGGACACAAATAAATAATTTCTTAATGTCAAACTCAGCGCCGCGCTTTTGGACTATTGAGGTTCCACTAACTACTACTTTGTATGCTCGTCTGGCAGGAGTTATACCTACAACAACCACACCAAATGCTGCATTACCTATTGCACAAGTTAATTTGGCCGGGGCAACTACTTCATTTGGAAATATTGCTGGTATTCTAGTTCAAGATGGAATTAATCAGCCACAGTTTATATATATTGACAGCAATAATTTACTCCAATGTCGTATAACACAAACATATGCGCAGTGGACATTTCCTCTTGACCCAACAACTCTACAATTAACTGGCCCTGATGCTAGAGAATATGTTCCTATTGGTACTTTCATGGAATGGTATAATGGAATACTATTTATTGTTGACCCTAATTTCACTTATATTTATCGTTCTGTCTCTGGACGACCACTTGACTTTGTTATTAATGTTGACGAGAACGGACAAAAGGGTGGTGACGCTACCACAACTTCTTATTCTGTTGGTATAAATGGAATATCAGCATTACGAGCAATGCCAGGAAATACATTATTTGTTGCTGCTGGTGGAGCGGCTTGTTTCTCCATAACACTTAACCAAACTCCAAATGCCCCAACTATATTTGGAGAGTACACATTCAATAGAGCAGTTCTATTCAACTCAAATTGTGTAACAGAAAGAGGAATAATTGACGTTCTTGGAGATTCTGTATTTATTGATGCCAACGGATTACGTTCATTTAATGCTGTGGAACAGCAACTTAACGAGGGACGTAACAGTGTATTCTCTGCGACTGTACAAGGGTTATTTACAGGTATTTTCCAGTCTGCAACGCTAAATAGCACAACAGGAAGTAGTTGGTGCGCGGCGATTAATTTTGATAACTATGCTATATTTAGTGTTAATACTGTGTTTGGATATGCTTTGGTTGTGTATGACACAATTAACTCTGTCTATCAAGATATTGATGTAACTCAGTTGGGCAATCATGCAGCTAAACAATTTGCCGCGATTACAGTATCAACTCTTGCTTTGTACGCAATAACAGATGATGATAGAGTTGTACAGTTGTACTCTGGAACAACTTCTGACCCTGCAACTATTCGACTTGGAGCAGTGTGTGCACAAGACCCCAAGAAAGAATTGAAAGTTCTTAATTTTCGTGCTATAATGTCAAATATAACACAGAACTTTACAATTACTGCAACCCTATTTATTAACAATCGTTTGGACTCATCTCAAACTCAAACAATTAATTATGCTCCACCAGTTAATACTTACTCTGGTGTACCTGTAGGAAAGGATGTTGGAACTCAAACTAATCCTATCTACTTCGCATTTCCTAATAGTGCTCAAGGATGGAAAGCATTTGTTGTCCTAACTTGGACAGGTGGAGCAGTTCTTAATTCTACATCTATTACAACAGAAGATATTACTCCTATGCAATCATTTCAAACTCAAGCAGTAATTCAACAGACATAATTTATGGCTTTACAATATATTTTACAGCAAGTTGGATATAAAGCAGGACTAAATCCTGGCGACCCTGGGCAGCGTTCAGTTCTATTGCGTTTTGTCAATACTTCTGCTAAAGAATTATGGGAAATGTCAGATATGTCTGGCTCATTGATGGAGCAGTATTTCAAAGTTAATGCTAATCAAGAGATTGCTTTACCAGATTATGTTGGTTCTGTGAGAGCTATGAGACAAGCTTGGGAACATATTGCGCTTAAACTGTCACAGATGCGTCCAAGATATAATCAATTTAACTGGTCAGATGAATGGAGAAATTGGCGGATTAAAGGTTTGCACACTTTACAAGCAGCACTTACAAATCAATCTCAGTTACTACTCAATGTCGAAGCTGTTGAAACTCCACCTATTACTGTTAATGTTTCCGGTTCATCTGCTGGTTCTAGCATTATTTCTGAAACAGTTATAATGAACGCAACACAAGTTCCAACTGTTAATGAGTACAATGATGTTACTGCATTTACTAAAACTGCTGTTAGCCAATTCAATGTTGTAATGGCTGACATTGATGGAAATCAGATTAGCTATTTAGCTAATAATAAACTGAAAGCACAATTTCAAATTATTGATGTGTCGTCCGCGCCTTGGTTTCCGCCAAATGTTAATCCCTTGCTTGGATGGATTGAAGTCTTATACAAGAAAGCTCTACCATGGTTTCAGAATGATAATGACGAGTTTCCTGCTGTTGGATATGACGAGGTTATTATTACTAAATGCTTACAACTTTGGTACGAAGAACAAGGTAATATTAATCTTGCTACAGCATTTTACCAAAAAGCACAACAGATGTTAGCTCAAATTCATGAGAACGCTAATAGAGGAACAGATGATGAAGTAGCACTTGTTGAGAATCCTCATGATATTATCAATCCCCGCATTGGATTTGGACGTGATTGGAGATATGCTTATAGAATTACTGGAAGGTAACTACTATGCCCACTTTCAAAGACCTTATTGACTTTATAGTAGCTAACAAATCAAACAAAACATTCAAAGAATATGACATCTCGCAGATTGCGTTTATGGTTCAAGAGGCATTGGGAGATAATTGCTTATATTATTCTATGGATTCTGCTGGCAGAATTACTGGGATGGTACTTGCGAGGGTAAGTGAACCATCCAAGACTGTATGGGTAGAAGAAAATCTAGCTATGAATATGAACAATCTTAAATTATTTGTCAGAAGGGCTAAATTTCAATTCCCCAACTACACTATTGCCGGATTCAAAAATGGCAAATGTAAGAATTTCAACAAATTTATCGAAAGGATAAACTAATATGTCAGGCGGAGCATCAGGTTCAAGTCAACAAAATCAATACGCCCCACAATTAACTCCTCAACAGTTAATAAATCTGTACCAACAGAACTTACCTGCTACTGCTGGAGTTGTTGGCGGGACAGCAGGAGCATTGGACACATCACTTGCTGGTGGTGCAGCAGCAGCTAATCCTATTTATACTGCTTCTGGACTGTCTCAACTTAATAACTATGCCCCAGGCTATCAACAAGCTGGAGCTAATTTAGCAACTCAACAGGCAGGTTCAACTCTTGGGTTGTTACAAGGTGCGGGAGGTCAAGTTGCTGGAGCGGCAGCAAATCTTAATAATGCTCTTAATCCTGTACAAGCTGCCTCTAATAATCAGGCTACTAATCTAATTAATAGTATTAATCTTAATGGCCTTTCTGGTGGTGAACAAGCTGCTGTTGAGCGTTCTCTCAATCAGTCGAACTACGCCACTGGTAATTTAGGACTAGATAATGCTACAAATGCTGTCTCAAATGCAATGAACTTTGGTAATGCTCTACAAGCCAAACGTACAGCTTTAGGAACTGCCCTTGGAGTTGGTACTGGAGTTGCGTCAGCACAAAATACTCAATTTAACCCTTTATCAACAGCCATTGGTGCTGGTTCAACTGCTGGAAACTTTGGGCTTGGAACATTCTTACCAACTCAGGGTAATCAGTTATCAACTACTCCAACTTCATTTGGAACTGGAGTTCTTGGGCCTCTTGCTGGTAATGCTACTGGTTCTACTGGCACTGGTTCTGGTTCATCAGGTTCAGCATATGGCGGAGTGCAATGCTACTTAACTACAGTTTGTTGTCAGTGGAAAGGATTGCCGGATGATTGTGAACAATTAACTATCCTGCGCGCCTTTAGAGATGAGTGTGTACCTAAATCACTGGTTAAGGAGTATTATGAGCTACAAAGTAAACTAGAACCACTAGTTAGAAACTCTGTTGACCTCTTACAATATGTGTGGGGACATATTGAGAACTGTGTTGATGATATTAAACACTGTCACAGAGCTTGGGCGTTAGAGAGATACATCAATCTAGTCAACTACTTGAAAGGAAAACTGTAATATGGGACTTATTGGACTACTTACAGGGATTGACCAAAGTGGTTTTGGACAAGGTACTATGAATTATCTTGGAAATAATACTAAGATGGGTCAAGATATAAATGCTATTGGTAGTGGATTTCAGCAAGCAACTGGACAACCACAGCAACAACTAATTGGTCAACCTGCTCAGCAATCATCTGGCTCTCCTAGCCCACAAATAACAGATGAGCATCTTCATCCAGCCAATGAGCAAGGAATAAGAATGTTCAATGATGCTGGAAAACAATATTTAAATAATATCTGGAACACTCCACCAAACACATAATATGGGACTATCAAATTTCTTAGAAGATGTTTCTCAGTCAATGTATAAACCACAGCTTAATGCTGTTGGTATTAATGCACAAGGACAGTATGTAGATGCTCAAGGTAATCCTACTACTTTATACACTCAACCTGGGACATTCCAAAGAATGTTCAACCCAGAAGCTCGACAGATTCAAATGTTGAATCTACAAGGTCAAGCTGACCCTCTTGAACAACAGAGACAGAACGCTGTTCGTAATATTATTGGTGGACAGAATTTTGCTAAAGTTCAACCATTTGGCCCATCACAACTACAAGGAGTTAATCCTGTTGTTGGTGGATTACTAACAGAAGGTGCAACATCTCCTTCTGCTCTTGGTGCTACTGGAACTGCTATAACACAGAACCAACTTGGTATGCCGTATACCACTGGTGCAGCGAATACTGTTGAAGAACAAAATAGACTTATTGGTGCTAGAACATCACAGAATGTTGGACTTCCTGGACTTCAACCAACTGCTGAGGCCGGAGGATTATCATATGACATTGGACTTAATCCATATCGTATGGCATCTATACCTGCTGTTGGTCAAACAATAGGTAATCAAGCTAACATAGGCGCGGCGACTACTGGCCAAGCTGTAGCAGACTTACCAATTACAACTGGTACTCAACGACTACAAGATATTGCTGAGAATTATCGTTCTGGATTTATGCCAGATGACATGACCACTTTACCTTATTTGGCAACTATTGGTTCTTCTGGTGTTACTCCTTCTGGTGGACAGATTAATCCTAGCTTTCGTCCAGCTATGATTGCTAATATGGCAGCGTTACAAAGAGGACTATTATCTAATGGTGCAACAGGTGGTATTAGTGGTAGCTTGTCATCTGGACGAGGATTCAATTATAACCCTCCACCTTCTGCAATTCCACCAACTGTTGGAACTCAATACCAACCACCTCAAACCGCCGCGCCAAATGCAACACCAGTAGATAAATATCCTGGATATACAGTTGATTTTTCAACTGGCAGAGTATATCAAGATGGTAAAGATGTTACTGGAAGTGCCAACCCAGAAATACTACAAGCTGCAACAGACCAATATAATGAGTCACACAGAGACGTCTCTAAAACTCAACATGATGCTACCCAATCAACTATTGCTGCAAATGTTGCTGCTCTTAAAGCTCACAGTAAAAATCTACAAATGCACTACGAACGTGGAGCACATGGACAGATATTCAAAGTTCCTCCCCGCCACAATTAATAGGTTATCATACTGAACGTGGAGCTAGAGGTATGCCAGTTCAAGTTCCAGATTATCAATAAGATATTATGGCCCTTACTGATTGGTCACCAGCAGAAATACAAGAATTGCAATCGAAGGGGATTGACCCTAGATATGCTACTCCTAATGCTCCTGCTCAACAGCAATCTCAACCACCATCTATTCCTCAAACTATAGGTCGTACAGCATTAGCTCATGCTGGTTCGTATTTAGGTGGTGGTGCTGGAGCGTTAGCTGGAATGAAAACTGGTGCAATGGCTGGTGCTCTCATACCGGGGCTAGGTGAAACAGGAATTGGTGAGCTAGGTGGTGGGATTATTGGTGGAGTTGCTGGTGGTCTAATAGGTGCATATGGTGGTCAGAAGACTCAACAGGCTGTTGAATCACCAGAAACATACGCTGCACAACAACAAGATGCCGAAGAAGCTGCACAACAG